TACTGGTACAGGGTAGTCATCTACATCAATCTCAAGACTTATAAGTACATTAGCTATCATGTTCAAGCTCATCTATTAGACGGTCTATGTACCACCGTGCCTTGCGTAAGTCTTCAATACCATTCTTATAAGGCCACCGCCAGATATACTTGAAGGCATTCTGCCAACAGTAGGCATGGTGTGGCTCTACGTATGATCCCTCTGACATTGCTTTCATTGCATCAATGCATTCAATACCCCCCGAATTATATTGTGGGGGAGAATTGACTACATCTTCATCCATGTCAGCAGCCTCATGTAGTGTCCATTTAACCATTATGCGTTACCTCTTGTCTTAGATGTTAGTGTTAATACATTACCGTCAGATGTATACGATGGCTCATCTTTGTCTGGTACTTCATCATCAAGTCTATTGTTTACAAAGTGATGCAGTGCATCCCTTACATATTCGTCCTCTTCAATGACAGGTATAACAGCACAGAGCATACTACACAAGTGAGAAATGTAGGCAAAGTCCTCATCATTTAATGGGTTATCTTCAGATGATACCAAGGACACCTGTACATCACCATCCCATGTACCGTCTTCTTGAAAGGGTGAGATACGAATTACAAAGTCTTCTTCTTTTAGTTCGTTAATCATATCCTTGATTGTCATTTACTTCCTCACTATTTTAGGATGGGGGTAAGCAACAAACTTAGTGTCTAATGCTTTGCCCTTTTCTTTTAACCATGCTTCAGGCACTATCCTGTCATAACAATCAAAGCCGTACCTGTCACACCATACACCGTATGAACTCTTAGCACCTTTACTTAGCTTACGTCTACCGTTTTCAAACACGAACCGTATATCTAAGTAAGGGTGTTGCTTTTTTATCGCAAGATGCTTACGTCTGTCATTGGTAGTAAATAATCCTTTGGCCTCAATGATGATGCCATTGGGTAGTACAAAGTCTGGGGTGTAGGTTCTGTATGTGAGGTCTTCCCATTCAATCTTCATGGACTCATACGCAGCATCTACGCCTTGCTCTTTTAAATATGTAGCCAGTGTGACCTCTAGGCCACTCCTGTACCCGTACTTTCTAGCTGCACGAAAGCTCTTGCCATTCATCATCTCCAGAAAAGGTGTCGGCTAGGATGCACTACCCAAGGGTCATGCGTCAGGTTTAACTTGGTCAACTCTTCCTTCACCTGTTCATCCATAGCATTGCGTGTGGCAATGGCGTCCCTCAAGGGGCCATACTTCTTATGCTTTAGGTCTTGCTTGGCGGCTTTTAAATCAGTCTCCATGTCTGAAATCTTTGCTTCAAGTTCCTTTACTTCTTCCTCATCAAACATTAAAAGTCTCCTACTTTAAGTGTTGAGTAATCACCCCAACCAGTTCCAAAGTCACCTGTCTTATTAGCTTCAGCTATAAAGTCAAGCGTTTCTTTAACCCTTTTAGTTGCTTGTATTACTAACTCAGGTGACATAACATGCACGTGTGCTATGTAAGGTGCAGTCTTTTCAATAGCCATAAAGCTAAACTCTTTTACGTCTAGGCCAGCCAGTTTACAAGTATGCAAATAGAAAGCACCTTGTATATGATAAGCGTACTTACCCACTTGTTCCGCAAAACCTTTTGGTGAAGCGTCGATAGTAGTCTTGATGTCAACAATCTGTCCTGTCTCTGGTATGTATAGGTCTGGTCTTGTCTTTAGGTTCAAACCGTTGGCAGGATCACTTGTAAATATGCTACTTTCTGTGACCCTACGCTTGTCTGTTAGCAGCTTCATGCACTTGTCGTTAGCCAGTGCAGACTCACACATCTTTTTATGTACATGGTATTCCACTTCTGTAAGGACAACTTGGTCTTCAGTCTTGTTAGCGTACAGGTCTTTGAACAGCTTAGACACACGTGTCTTTGGTCCCTTGATAACTAGGTCACGCTCTGGCTCAAGTAACGTAGCGTGTACTGCACTCCCCAATGCAAATGCTGGGCTGTCACCCAATGGTTTCTGTGCCATGTAGTGTGCAAGAGATTGCTTACACACTGTTTTAATGGCAGACGAACTGTACCCTACTTGCTTGTGGTACGCTTCATTTGACATGTCATAGACAATGCCTGATGGTGGCATGTCTAGCATTACACAAAGTCCTCATCAATGTCCACCAAGTCTTCTACAATGGCATCAGGGATTTCCTCATTGTCATGTTGCATTTTGTCACCCCACTCACCAAGAATGTACTGGTTGTAGTTAGCAATCCACGCAATGAAGTCAGCAAACGTACCCTGTGTATCATTGTCCATGTCCAGTGTGGTCATTAGATCAAGAGATACCTCTGGCAGATAGAAGCAGCTACCATTAGGCAGTTCACGTTTCTCTGTGGTTGCCTTGACATAGTGCTGTGGTGGTAGGCGTTGCATCTTACCCAGCTTTGTGAAGATGTTACCAATGGTCTTGAAGGCATCACGGTTCTCAACCTCATAGATGAATGGCGTAGTCAATGCATCTACAGAGTTACCTGATACATCTGTGGCGTTGACCATATCCACAGTACCAAACAGTACACGCACACGTTTGATAGAACGGATCAATTCTTTCATGCTGTCAGGTAAACTGTTGAAGTCTTCAATCCAACCAGAAGGCTTACCACAGTTGAAGCCACCATCATTGTCCTTCATATCTGTGTTAAGATTGTCACCCATCACTGTCTTGACATAACGATTGGGCGTGGTGTCAGTACCCATGATGAACTTCTTGTACATAAACCTCTGCAGGAATGGGCGAATGCTCACCTCTTCTGCGTAGTATGTGGGGCCATCAGGAATCTCTAGCTTGTATGTGCCACCCTCTACTACCTCTACATTTACTTGCTTACCCTTGACCTCTGCCTGTCCCATCACTGGTGTATGGTTGATACGTAGACGGGCAAGTGCGCTGGTCTTTTTCTCAGTGGCGGCTTGGCCCATGCCCATTGCTTTTGCCATTGCTGCGTAGTTACTTGTGTCGATTACTGCTAGTTCTGTCATGTGTATTTTCTCCTTAACACTGATCAATTTTGTAGTTATATCATGCTACGTCTTTTGTGTCAAGCCAATTCGGTCCAATCTTTGCCTCTAATAATAGAGGAATGTTGAAGTCGATGTTCCATTTCTTATTGACAATGGAGATTAGCTTGTCGTTTGTTCTGTCGATAATCTTTAGCACCTTGTCTGTCTCGTCTGGATGTATGTCAAGTACCACACTGTCATGCACTGTGTTGACAATGCAACTCTGCATCTTGTTTGCCTCCAACATCTTGTCAATGTATATCAGACATATAGGTACAATGTCAGCAGTTGCAAAGGACTGCACAGGATAATTTTTTATCTGTGTGAAATATGACACACCTCCATGCTTGTTACGCTTGGCATCAGGGAAAGCAAATGCCCTGCCTGATGGTGTAGTAATGCAACCAGTAGCCATCACCTCATTGGCTAGTCGCTTGTGCCACTCAGCAATACCTTTGTACTTGTCCATAAACTTTGTGTAGTACGCAGCCTCTGCTGGTGTACGACCAAACCCTGTGGCCCCGAACAGTGGGGCGAAGGTGTGTTCCTTGGCAGCTTGACGGGCGGTAGGCTGTCCCGCATCTGTGATTGTCTTGGCGGTGTAGGCGTGAACATCAAAGCCTGTCTTGACTTCCTCAATGGCAACCTTGTCTTGTGACAGAAAGGCAGCAACACGGAACTCTAGCTGGGCAAAGTCAGCCTCCATAATCTGACCGCCCTCCCAACGGGATATGAAGACACGCTTGACAGGAAACGTACCGCCACGTGGCATGTTCTGCATGTTAGGGTCAGCACCTGATAGTCTGCCTGTGCCTGTCCTGTGCTGTAATAGACGGGCATGTAGTTTACCGTCTGCCTTAGTGTGTGTGGATATGCCACCAATGAAGCTGGATATGTAGACCTCAATAGCATTGAGCCGCTTCATATTCTGTAAGAACTTCTCTGCCTCTGGCATCTGCTTGGCTCTGGCTACGCCCTCAAGGTATGTCAGGCTGTCCTTGCCTGTACTGAAACCATTGGCACTAGTAAACTTAGTTGTAGGTGCAACGAATTGTAGGCCAGCTAACTCGTTAGTATCCATAAAAGTATACCCACAACCATCACACCCGACACACCTGCTGGGTCTTGCAAAAGGATTTCCATCTTTCTTTACCTTCCTGATTTGCCCACTACCATAGCAGGTCTTGCATTGCTTTGCCTTCTGTTTGTACAACTTGGTTGAGTGCTTGGTAACAGTAGACTTGAACTTAGCATCAACCATACGACCATCAAATAGTGTGGCCCATTCTTTCTTGTCATCAACCTTACGGCCATACACAACCCACGATAGTTGCTCTGGACTGTTGAGATTGATAGGACGATCACCCATTAGATCACGGGTATGTTGGTCAAGACTAAGCACCAACGCATCACGTTCACCCTCATATTCTTTACGAACTGTCTCCAACGCATCAGTATCCACCTTGAACCCACGCTGATAAATCTTAGCTAGATGCAATGCAAGTTGGTTTGTTAGGTCAATGCTGTCATGTAACCTAGTGCCTTCCAACTTAGATACAATGGTATTGTATAGCTGCTGTGTGGCATGTAGATCATGGGACAGATACTCTGTCAACTCAGCCAACGGAATGTCACGTGTGGTGTAGCCCTTCTTGAAGTAGTCCTTGAGTGTGTCCTGCTTCTGTGTGTCCAAGGCATACCGTTCTGCACAGGCATCAAGGGACAGAGGTTGCTTCTGCCCACGCTGCAGGATATACTCACCAAGCATGGTGTCAAACACCTTACCGTCATAGGTAAAGCCTGACTCCCATAGCCACAACATATCATGCACAATGTTGTGACCAACCATCACTGTTGTCTTGTCAAGTATAGCCTGTACACATTGATGGTCAAAGGGCGTACCCTGCTTTTCTGAATGATCAAAGGTAAAGATATGCTCATTACCTGATTGATCCAGTGTGCCTACCTGTGTCAGTGAATTGTCTTTCTCGAATGGGTCAAGGTGTAGCTTACCATCACGTGTCGTTGTTGTATTTTCTACGTCTAGCGTCAGTATCATCTGTCGGGTGTCCTATCATTCAGTCAATGCTTCCCATGATATAGGAAACAGATTTTGCATAGCCTGAGATATACACTGTGCTGCACGTGCAGTCTCAAGTTGGGTGTCTTCTTTACATCTTAGTATACACATGTCAGCAAAGGCGTCAAGACTACCTGACCAATACCATTCTGTCATGGTGCTTTGTGGCAACACCATACGTGCTTGCTCTGGGCAGACATCAGCCTCTATAAGTTTTCTATATATAGATATGACGTATTCATCACACTCATGTACCTCATTTAGTAAACTTAGATCAGGGACAGTAGTATCTGTATAGATAGGATACTTCTCAGGTTCATTCTTAAACACATCCTTTATATGTTTGTACGGAGGGTTGGTGTACATCTTATCTAACTCTATTACACCAGCACTACCCTGCTTCTTATCGTCAGCCCTACCACGCCATTCATCAGGCTCATAGAACTCAGGGTCATCATCCACATACCTACGACTAATCTCATTCCACCGTAGGAACTTATGCTTGACCAGTTGTCTAGCTACAAAGATTGGAGCCTTGACATGGAAGGACGCAAAGGCATGACCAAAGGGTGACATGTGCCTATGCTTTGCTAGGTATTTAATCAACCTCTTGTCAGGGTCATTGAGGATAGGTGTCATAGGTTGTCCCTCTACACCTGACGCACCCAATGCCTCACTCTTCTTACCAAAGGATACACGTGCTGCATTTACTACAGACAGGTCACTGCCCATGTGATCTACGTAAGTTACTTCAATCATTATAAAGATACCTCTCTTTGCAAGTCCCATTTACTTTCAAGTATATTGATACCGTTGACGGTATAGAGCCTATAACCACCCCCATAAAAAGATTTAAATTTATACAAAGGGTGGAGTGATTCCCCTACAGTAATAGTGTTACCCTCTGTATCAAAGTAACTACCACCTGATTGTACCTTAATCAACTTTAATCTCCCATATTAGTTGGTGCATACTGTTCGCCATTGTATGCAGGGTAGTCATCATCTTCAACGCCAGAGTTACAACCAAATACCACAAGGCCAAGGACTATGCAAGACCAGATCGTACCCTTCTTCATCCAGTACATGAAGCCATCAAAGGCTTGCTCTGCCTGTACCTGTGCAGCATCCTTGACCTCATCACTCATAGCCCTGTTCCTTGCCACAACTTAACCTGTGCCTCTAGCTTTTCATTACGTGTGCGTAAGGTCTTGGCTTGTGTCTCCCAGTAGTCTGCATCACGCTGGACTTGGGCGTACTGTTCACGCCCCAAGCTATACTGTTTCTTTAAGTTCTCATACTTATCACATAACTCTTTGTGTATGTCTCTGTTAATCATGCCTCATACCTAGCTGTCTTGTAGTTCAGATTGGTGTGGACAATGCCATGCCACCCAGACAGTTTGTTCTTAACGACATTAAGGTGACGCATGGTGTCCTCTTCGTCAGCACCTTCCACTGGTGGGTTCTTAGCAATCAACAGCATCAGGTCAGCCTCTGCTGCCTTGCCTGTACGTGAGCCTTCCATCATAGACTGATTGAGTACCACCTTGTTCTCTGCCTCTGCTGATAGCTGGGACATATAGAAGATAGCACAGCCATGCTGCTTGGCAATCTGTCGGGCATAGATAGCGTTAGCCTTTAGTGCCTCATCAGTACGGGCATAGCCACCTGTCTTGGCAAACTTGTCACCCATATCAAGCACCACAATGTCAGGCTTGTATGTCTTGCACACACTCTCAACCCATGACATGTCACGGTCAGTTGCGTCCTTGAACTTTACATTGTCCCTGATCTTATTGTATGCAGCCATAGCCTTGCCTTTGTTAGCGACAACATCTTTGGCTTCCATGTTGG